TGACCCCCCTATTCCAAGCCCCCCGGCCTGCGCCACTAGCCTCCCACCCCCCATGCTTTGAGAGAGCTAACCCTTGAATCAAGAAATATAATAAACTTTTTCTTGACAGAAAAAGAACTAACCCTTATCTAGAACTAAATATAAAATTTAGAAATCATGGATAAAAAAGACAGGTTGTATACTTTCAGATGCAAAGTGTGCAAATCACAGCAAGATTGGGGATTCTTATTGATTGTTGTAGGCTTTGAAAATAAAGCCTTTACAATCAACAAGAACTATGCTACAAAGTGTGGTATGGTTCTTAATAGAATATATGATGTTACTGCAACCTTGAAAGAGGTTGGCAAGTATACAAATATTGAGAAAATATTGAGAGTGCATTAGGCACTCTCTTTTTTTCTTCCCTCTCTTTTCTCTAACCCTTAACATATATAAAAATATATACTCTCATCTAAGCAAGATATCATTCACTCAAGTGATATAACTAACTTACTGAACTGATACGTCATCTGTTGGAGAACAGTGCATCTATTAGACAAGAATAGCTATCATATTAGTTAGCAAAATTGTAATTCAATAGAGAAGAATTGAGTTCTATAAATCATAGGTTGAGTTACAAGGGTTGCAACCTTGTGAGAGTACTATACTGCTATTGAGTTAACTGAACAAATGATGTTCTCATAGCAGTATTATTATGTAACAATCAGAGGCATTCTCCTTAAAGGCTTTGGAGATGTAAGTACCGTAAAAGGAGTTAGCCACTCAATAAGAGAGAACTATAAAGGTTCTCTCTTTTTTTTCAACTAACCCTTAACTCAATTAAAATATTAATTAATACTAACTACCATGACAAAAATTATTAAAGCTGCATTAAGCACTAAATATGCTAATGAGCAAATTGCAAATCTATTAACAATAATAGAAGCAACTCCTAATCCTGAAACTGCTGTAGAAATTGCATTAGGATTATACTCATTACCAAATCTTGCTCCAAAAGGTATCTTGGAAAAAGGAAATGAAAAGATTGAAGTGGATTTGTTACGCTATGATATATGGCAAAACACAGTATACTTTCAGCATGAAGTACCTAAAGGAAAGGCTCTCTATGTACTATTAGAAGATGTAGACTATGTGGATTATGATAATTATAGAAACTATGAAGCTGATTACACAGACCGTAGACAGAATCCTGAAAAGTATGAATATGTGACAGTGTATTCTACTAAAGAAACCACTATAGCTACTGACTATGTGTATCTTGATAAGTGGGAAACTATGGCAGCATTATGGGAATCAAAACATAGTCTTGACTAAAAGGAATGAGAGCTAAGGCTCTCTTCTTTTTTTCCCCTTTCCCTCTTTCTTACTAACCCTTAACTTAAATAAAAATAAATTATTAATTATTAAATTTAATTATTATGAAAGCTAAATTAATTGGCAAGAGCAAAAGTGCAAAGAGCAAAACTGGATTATCATTTAGATATGTAATCAGTGGCACTAAAGAAGAAATTGCTGAGTTGGTAAAAACTGAGAATTTCAAAGAGTATCCTCAATATGAAGAAGCTACAGGTTTACCACTTGTATTCAGAAATGAGCCATTATTGATGAATCCATGTGATGTAGGCATCAGTAAGAATAACAGGTATTATCTTGATGATACAGATGTTATGGTAGAAATGGCTATGACTGAAAAGATGAGTAAGACATCTTCTATATTTGCTGAGAAATTTGCAGAGAAAGCAGTTAGTAAGCTCTCTGCCTTATCAGCATTTATGGATAAGGTAGAAATACCTGAAACTGAAGAATCTGAGCCTGAGACTAAAGAGAAGAAATAGTCTGTAAAGAATATAGTATGTGTAATAGCATACTGTATTCTTTTTCTTTTCCCTCCTTTTTACTAACCCTTTACTAACATAAAATAGGAAGAACAGATATATATACTATAATATGCTGTTTGTACAGTGCTGATTTGTTGTTCAGCATCATGCATAATGCATATTAAGTTGTTCTGTAGGAAAGATTATTTATCTGTTCAGCATTATGCACAATGCTACTATGTTGTCTCCACCGTGTGTAGCATTGGCACTTTGCTATTGGTAATCAAGCAGTTATATTTTTATAATTCTTGTGAAAGTGTGAGTGATTGTGGTAAAAGGTGTCATACTCCTTCACTATATTAACAGTTCAGCATGCTTGCAAAATGTAGTAAATACCTGACTATTAAGAATAATATAGCTAGAACATGACTAAACAGTACCTTGTAGACAACATATTAAGAGTGTCTATACATATATTAATCAGTATTACTATTACTATTAGTGTTATCTGCTTTAAGACAGTAATTACTTCCGGAAACTCTCTAAAATCTATAATCTAAATAATATAATCATGAAAACTTACAAAATTTATTGGTCAGTAGACCAAAGAACAGGTGATAACCTTATTAAAGCTACTTCAGAAGAATTAGCTATTGCAGAATTTAAATCTGCTTATCCTAATAAACTTGTTGAACAAATAATAAACTGTTCAACACAAGAATATCAGCTTGCTTATGATAATGAGCAATTTGATTCTAATGGTAGAAGAAAATTCTAAGGGGTAGAAATACCCCTTTTATAAAATAATAATCTCAAAAACTAAAAACCATGACTAATTTATTATGGTGTTCTGCTCATACACCAACAAAAGAGCAAATGGAATCACTGAATTCAATGGGACGTGTAATATTCTTGAAAGATATTAACACAACTATACAAGATAAAATAAATAACTGCTCTTCTGATAGAAGTGAGTTAATGGATCTTGCCCAAGAATTAAATAAAATAAGACTTGACCTTGACTGTACAATAGTGCAATTAGGTGGCTCACCGATGTTCTTGTATATTGCTGGAGCTAGTATTAATAGCTGTTTATCAAAACAAGCATTAATATTTGCTCACTCAGAAAGAGTATCAGTAGATATACCACAAGAAGACGGAACTGTAGTGAAAACCAGTGTGTTTAAACACATTGGTTGGATCTAATAAAATACTCTGTAATATCAGTTGTAATACCTGAATAATGGTCACATCAAAAGCATGTAGGTATATATCAATATTACATTGATTGAAGTATCATGCTATTACAACTGAGTGCAGAGGGATTATTAAAAGGTTAATAGCAGTCCTTAAATGCTAGATGCAGTGGATAAGCAGTTTAAACCACTAGGGATACCGTAAATCGGTCAAGGAAAGGTAGACTCCTTATAAGCTACTTTAATAAAATGTACCATTCTCACTTCCCAAGGGTGAGCAGTTGTAGTGAACATTGTGCAGTGCTTTTAGTAGCTAAGCTAAATCACTTCATTACAACTGAGTGCAAGGGAATTACTCTTGTCCAAGCAGGATTAATATACTACCTATCTGATCATAATATCAGACTATAGGATGTATATCAGGGATTGCAACCCTGCAAGAGTACTAATTAATAATCTAAATAATAATCTCAAAATTTAAACCTTATGAAAATTCATTTAAACTCTAGAAATGGTGTGTATACTGTAAAGTCTTACAATAATACATACATATATTTAGTAACTAAGCATTATGAAATGCGTGTACCATGCAGTGACTTTAAAGCATTTGCTGGTGGTAATCATAACTTTAGCATTAATACAGAAGAAACAGATAAGTTTCTTGCTACTGTTAATCCATCAATGTTTCAGCATCAAGCAAAGATGACTGAAAATATTATAGAAGCTGTCAAAGCTTTATCTACTAAACAAATAGAGTTAGATGATAAAGAAGAAATTGATGAAGCTGATAACATACAATATGAAAATTGGTATTATCAGAAATCGGAAGAGTTAGCTAAGTATAAAGACAAGATCCGCAAGACTGCATCTGATGTGTATAAACAAAAATTAGACTTTAGTGATCTTCAAATTCATGATGGTATCAAGTTTATCATACAAGCTAAGCATGATGAAACAGACTTTAGATTCTGTTTTGATCCATTTGGATTTGTAGATAACTTTCATAGTTCAATCAGTAATATATACCGTGAAATTGGTTATGGTACTATTAATGGTGGTTGGATTAAAGTAATAAACAAAAATGTTATTCTATACTACAAGTCTGGTGACTATGGTGTGTATGATGATATCATTGCTATAGAAGCAGCAAAGAAATTGTTCCCGAATCATAATATCAGCTCATATGCTGGTAGACAGTGGGATAATGAATTGAATGTAAAATATGATGATTTACCTTTCTGATATGAGTGAGCAATAATAAGCTCACTCATTTTATTAATCTTAAAAACCAAATCAAAATGAAAACAATTAAGTATGTAATGTCTATTAGTCTAGGATTAATAGCATTAATCTTTGTAGAAGCAATATTCACATTTGGTAATGCTTTTATAATAAGTAACTACAACCTGTTTGGTTGGGTAATTCAAGCTATAGTAATAACATTCACTGTCAGTGCTTCAGTTATTATTTGTAATAACCTGATAAATGAAAGTGAGTTATGAAGAATTACTACTGGACTATGAAGAATGGTCAAAAGATAAATATTGATGATATGGATATAAATCATTTGAGAAATAGTCTCAAATTGATTGTAAGATCTATGAATAATATTGAAGCTGAGTTAGCTAAAAGAAAAGCTAAAAGACAGTTCAGTGGAGGTGAACTAATGTCTGAAGATGCTGATAAAGCTATGTTATATGGAATATCTCCTGAATTAACATGTGAGTGTGATGAAGTACACACATGTCAACAGTGTTTAATGAATGATTTTTAAAACAAATAGTATGAGTAAAATAATTTTTATGTGGTGGCTCCTTAATGGAACCATCACTCCTGCGGGAAAACATGAAGACCACAAGTTATATACTGTGTGGTTTTCTGATGGCAAAGTTGCAGACTATGCCTATAAAGGAGAAGTAATGAATTATATTAAAACAGGTAAGTTTGAGTATGATGAATCTCTTGAATTAAAAGATGATGAAATACTTGATGAAGAAGTATTTTACAGTAAAAATTAAAAACTAAAAGTTATGATTGCTAAAAGAAAAAAACAAATTGAAAAGGTAGAGGTTACAAAATTTGTAGCCTCTTTACCAGGTTATGAAGATTTTGATTATAAACCAATTATGAAAATACATAGCTGGTTTTGGAAAAGAAGTAGTACTGATTATAAAACTCATGAACAATGGAAGAAGCAGAGATTAAGTATAGGTTAAACAGCATTGTATTGTATATGCATCATGTTGATAGAAGTGATACTCCAATTGAATTAAAAAGGGAAAAGTTAAATGAATTGGAAAGGGAGAAATTATTTCTTGAATGCATACTAGATCATAGAAAACAAAATAAGTTGATTAAAGAAATTGCAATAACATCTGTTGCAATAATGGTAGGTTTTGTATTATTTTACTTAATAATATTTTATGGGTAATGAACAAATCAGTTTTATGGTATCCTTAAATAGAGATAGCATAGCAATTCTTATGGACAATATAATCAATAGTAATAACAATTATGCTAAAAGGAAGTTAATAGATGTTTTAAAACATGTTATTATTTCAGACAGTACTTTGTGTAATACTCTTGTGGATATTGCTATAGGAAAAGAACTCCCGGTAGAAATCAAAGTGGGTACAACTGTAAAGATTGATCCAGACAATACGGGTTGGTTATCATCTGAAGACAAAGCTATACTTCAAGATAACACAACAGAAAGTGAAATTTATGGTCTAGTAAAACAGTTTGTTGGCTACCATAGTTATTCAAACTATATAATAGCTTTTAAAGGAAATAAAGAAATATCTTTACCAAGTAAAGCTATTACATCTGTAAAAGATGTAGTGATATAATATTCTGTCCTGTGTGGACGCTTTTCCAGGTTAATAGTATGAGAGAGTTAATAGCTCTCTCAATATTGTTAGCTATATAATGCCATATTTATTCAGCTAATTGATACCAGTTGTTTATTAATGTGATATTTTTACTGCACATTAGAAAACAGATGTTATACCAGTTGCCAAACGGAAAAGTAATTAATATCTCAATTGATCAGTTTTTAGATATGACTGATCATGATATTCAGTATCTAATGTCCATCAATGGCGGAGATTATTGTAGCAATCCATTTACAGAATCAGCATGTATAGACAATATCAAAGAAAAAGTATATGACTTTGACTATGTGCCTGATGATGATAATGATGACAATAATGATTTACCATTTGATGATATCATAGACCTATCAGAAGGTTTGGATTTATAAGTGCAATCATGCATTTATCACTTACTGCACTATGAGTAATGGTGTCAGTATAGTATTCTATTTACTCACAATCAATTTTATTTATTAATCTCAAAAAACTTAAAGAGATGAGCACAAAAGTTAAAGTTGTAGCAGATGCTACTACAGGATTGGTTATTAATCAATCAGCAAACCCATTATTTGGTTATGTTAGAGTAACTCAAATGAGAACAATAATTGATGACAACTCATTCATGAAAAAGAAAGAGTTCTCTGCACTTATTCATGGTGATATTGAAGAATTAAAATCTGAAAACTATTATGAAGGTCAGGAATTACCTGGCTCAATCATAGCTGAAGAGTCTTTAGAGCCTTTTAGTAAAAAAGGTCCTAATAAGCCAAAAACAGCTGGTGATACAAATGTAGTATGTACATTGGGTGGTTTTCCAATCTACAGAAGAACTAAATACACAACTAAAGTAGGTGCAGAAGATATCTTGATAGCACATGACAACAAAGCAGAAGTTAAAGCTGCTTATGCTGCTGCAGAAGCTGCTAAAGCTAAAACAAAAACAATGCAACCAAATACTGAGTTTGACAATTCATCAGAAGAATTTGGTTTATAGTGAATAACAATGAGCCTGTTACGGCAGGCTCTATTTTATGATTTAAAAATGTATATGATTATGGAAAAGCTAAAACAAGACATCAAAGATTATATGGCAAAACCTGTGAAATATCAGGATTTTGAACAAGATAAGTATAGTACTTATCAAAACTATTTGTATAAAAGAGCTCTATATGGTTTAGACTCACTATCAGTAGATGAGTTGAATAGTATGTGCAGTAAGAAAAGGTCCCGCATAGTCAATGTGTATAACAGAGCACAAATAGTGGTAAACAACTACAAGCACAAGGTAACCAAGCAGTTAACTGATAAGTTATTATCATCACTATTTCCTAAAAGTTCACTTATAAGTGAAATCATTAGGTATGATGACATAGATTCTAAATGTAAAAACACACTTACATTCAAAGATCTGTCAATACACAAGGATCAGTTAGTTGACCAGTTTATCTTGGAAGGTGTACTACCTAAAAATTTCTTATCTTTGGAAAAATAAAAAAAACCAATGTCAAGACAAAATGATTATAAACCAGCCTTTGCATCAGTAGAGGCTGGTTACCTTCAATTAGGTATGTCCAAAAAAGAATATGTTATTAATACAGTTACACAAGGCTTATTAGCTGATGGTAAGTGGAAAGGTATTGAAGAAGGATTTGCTGATAGAATAAACGCAATAACCGAAACAGTATTAAATCTGATGGATGAAAAAGCTTAAAGTTTGTAGTGCCTGTCAAGAAGAAAAAGTTATCTGGAAAAATCATGAAGGTAACAAACTTTGTCAATACTGTTGGAACAAAGTCAAATCAGATGACCCTGAGTATAAGAATGTTATTCCTAAAATATCTGACAAGAAAAAGAAACAAGATGCTGAGTATTTAAAACTCCGGTATAAGTTCCTTAGTGATAACACCATGTGTAAGGTTAGTGTTGCAGGTTGTTCAATCAAAGCAAGTGATGTTCACCATACATATGCAGGAGCTAACAGAGATGCATTCTATTTAGTACAAAGTACTTGGTTACCTGTATGTAGAAATTGTCATGACTGGATACACACACATCCAGAAGAAGCAAGAGTTATGAACTGGTTGAAATAATTAAAACTATGACTGAAAAAGAACAATTTAAAATAATTCAAGATAAGCTAAAGATTGCTAACAAAAGAACAGTAAAGCAAATATTAGCACATAAAGAGCTTTGCGAGGATATTATAAAAAGAGATGTGATATCTGAACATGAGCTGGTGGAGGAATATGAGATTCCTCAGAACCATTTGAAAAATTTAAAAACACAAGGTAAAATATCCTTTTTTACTTCTTCAGGTGAACTGAATAAAACTAACCGTGGAACTAAAGTATATTATTTTGTAGATGATGTGAAAGATTTGTTTGGATATAATATCCGCTACAATAAATCTTTTATGTTGAAAAATAACATATTTAGTAAACTTATTGTAGATATTTCAAGTAAACTTCTTACAGAAAAAGAAACTAAAATGTTAGATATGCTTCTTAGAAAAAACATTTCTATTGAAGAAATTGCTGAAGAATTTTCTCTTAGTAAGTTAAGAACTAATGAAATTGTTTCAAAAGCTGCTAGAAGAATGATTGGTAGAATATATAACCTTCAATGCATGTTTGCTGATTATAATACAGCTCTTGATTATAAAACTGAAAATATATTACTTAAACAACAAAATAAAGAATTATACCGTAAGTTTTTAAGAAACCAAGAAGATCAAGCAAATAAAGATGCTGATTCTAATCCAATTGTTCAATATTTTATTAAAAATGGATATGATATTAAAGACTTAACTAAAGAGTTTTTGTTTCATGAACACTTATCTGTAAGAGCTGTTGGATGTTTAAGAGCAGCTGATATTAATAACATTGAGGAGTTACTTTCTTATCATAAGTCTGATCTTTTAAAATTTAGAAATATGGGTAAGAAAACTTTAGATGAAATTTGTTATTGGTTGGAATATAAGTATGACTTACAATTAAAAAATTAAAGTTATGATTACAAAAGATGATGTACAAGATATTGCATTAGCTAAAACTGATGATCACAGAAGATGTACAATAGTATTAGGAACCGGTGTAGGTAAAACTAAAGTAGGTTTAAACCACATCAATAGAAATACATCTCCTCTAAACAAAGTATTAGTTGTTGCACCAAAGAAATCTATATTTGTATCATGGATTGATGATGCTGGTAAATTTGATATGGCTAATCTACTTGGTAGAATAGTATTTACTACTTATCTAAGCATAAACAAACATGATCCTAATGATTATGATATTGTTTATTTGGATGAAGTACATAGTCTTCTTGATAGTCACAGACTTTTCTTAGAGAACTTTAAAGGTAAAATACTTGGTCTTACAGGTACACCACCAAAACATCATGGTTCAGAAAAAGGTAAAATGGTTGATGAATTTTGTCCAGTAGTATATAGCTTTGAAGCTGATGATGCAGTAGAGAATAATATCTTGAATGATTATAAGATATTTGTTCACATGCTAAGTCTTTCTGATAAAAAGGATTATTATGTAAAAAACAAAAGTAATTCATTTCTTACTTCAGAAACATTAAACTATCAATACTGGTCTCAAAGAGTTGAGTCCGGAGCAGGTAATTTACAAATGCTTAGAGTAATGAGAATGCGCGCTCTTATGGAGTATCCTAGCAAAGAAAGATATACTAAGAAACTTATTGAGAGTATTTCTCAAAAAAGTAAAGTAATTGTTTTTGCTAATACACAAGAGCAGGCTGATAAATTATCTAAATATTCATATCACAGCGGTAATAGCAGAAGTGATGAAAATCTTGAACTATTTAAAAACAGTAGTATAAACTGTCTCACAACTGTACATCAGTTAAGTGAAGGTGTTAATATTCCTGATTTGAGACAAGGTATTATTATGCATGCATATGGTAATGAGAGAAAGTCAGCACAGAGAATTGGTAGGCTTTTAAGGCTTAATCCAGATGACACAGCTGTAGTACATATTTTATGCTATAAAAGTACTATGGATGAGCAATGGGTTAAACAAGCTTTGGAAGGTTTTGACCAAAGTAAGATAACTTATAAAACTTTTAATGTATTATACTGAAAAAAATTCCATAAATTATAGTATGGAGAATAAAACACACAAAATAATATTATTTAATGATGACAGACATGATTTCTTGTATATCATTGCTTGTCTTATTAAATATTGTAATCATGATCCTTATCAGGCAGAACAATGTGCTATACTAGCACATGGTAAAGGATCAGTAGATATTGCCTCTGGTAGTTATATGGATATGTTTGAAATGAGTAGTGCATTAGAGAATATGGAAGTTGAAACAGAAATAGAAGAGTATGTTTAAAGTTGTCTGTGTCAATGACCAGAATAAACCTAAAAAGATTCCTTTATCTGAATGGGTTGTTCAAGGTAATGTATATACTGTAAGAAGAGTTGTTCCTTTAGCACTGGGAAATAAACTAGGATTTGAATTGGAGGAAGTATCTCTTTCTCCAGATTCTTTTCCGTATGAATACTATAGTGCTTCACGTTTTATACTATTAGAAGATGAAAAAGAAATTGCAGAACATAAAGAAGTGGATTTATCAGAAGCTTTCTAAAAAGAAAACTTTACCACAATCAAATCAAAACTTAAAAGTTCTGATTATTGATGATGCAGATGAAACTATCACAGGTACATTAGGTATTACACCTGAAAGAAAAAATGAGTTGTATGCAATAACAAAAACAGCTTGTGATCAGGAGTCTATAACAAATATACTTGCTGAAGCAAGCATACATGTAAAACATCCTAATGAGCTTGCATTTGTATGTTTTTTAGTTGGACATAAACTTGGTAAAGGAGAAATTGATCCTTATAAAGGCATTATTCGTGCAATTTTAAGAGGTACACAACATGGGGAAGATTAAGCAAATTTACATAGACCTAATAAACTCTGGTGTTACACCTGATGGTTTATCTCTTGGAGAAGCTCTTGATATTCTAAAACAAAAAGAGAATGAAGAAGGAGAACAATATGCCAGACAACAATCTGGTGAACAAGAAAATAGCAGAGAGGCTTGAGTATTTCAACAAGCTTGCTGAAAAAGAAAGAAAGTCTAAACAAACTAAAAATACGGGAGTGAATAAGTAGCTCAAAGCCTTGCGGATTACAACAGGGTATAGCAGGTGGGATTCCTGCATTTTTAAAAATATTTATATGAAAATAACATTAATGTTTATTGGTATTGCTATCAGTGTAAGTGTGATAGCAAGTTTTGGAGAAAATAAAAAACTGGTAAAAGCAAAAAAGAAAATTATGATTGAAGATACTACAGAAGTAATACCTGTAGTAGACAGTACAAAGATTACAAAAGATATGCTTATTGAGTATATCCTGCAATCTAAAATAGCACATCCTGAGATTGCATACAGTATAATCATGACTGAATCCGGAATGTGTAGTAAATTATTCAAATCAAATAACAATTTGTTTGGTATGAGACAGCCTGGTGTTAGACCTACAATGAGTAAAGGTCCTAAATATGGCTTTGCATCCTTTGAGAAGTGGCAACACAGTGTACTAGATTATAAACTATACTTGGAGTTTGTTGGTGGTCATAAGTTAACTAGAGATCAATACTTAGCACATCTAGATAGAAACTATGCACATAAAGGATACAGTTCTTACATCAGTAAATTTTTTAATGAGTTTTACAGTTACGTAAACAACTAAGCATTTGAGTTTAATTAAGGAAGTTACCAGGAAGTCTATGATAATTAGACCTTCTGGTAGATCTACTGATTATATATCACCGTCCTTTGGACATGGGTGTTTATATGACTGTAGTTACTGTTACATGAAAAGAAATAAACCTACAGGTTTATCTATTGCTAAAAATCATGGAGATATATTAACTGCTATCAATGACCATGCATGGTTTGCTGATGTGGAAAAACCAAATCAAACACATGAAGAGTATATAACTTATGACATAAGTTGTAATGAAGACTTTGCTCTACATGCTAAATATCATCAGTGGGAAAGAATATTTGATTTCTTTGTTATGCATCCTAAAGCTATGGGTTCTTTTGCTACTAAGTATGTAAATGAAAAGTTTCTAAGCTTTAATCCACAAGGTAAGATTAGAATAAGATTTAGTCTTATGCCAGAAATTTATAGAAATAAGCTTGAACCAGGAACAGATCATATTATTGATAGATTATCTGCTGTAAAAGAGTTTCTTGATGCGGGTTATGAAGTGCACTTAAATTTCAGTCCTGTTATTGTTACTGCAAATTGGCTTACAGAATATAAAAACTTATTTTATGATATATCTATTATAGCTTTGTCAAATCGTTGGGCTGATGACAGAGTAAAAGCTGAGGTAATATTCTTAACTCACAATGTAGATAAGCACTATGCTAATATTGCTAATAATCTTCCGGGAGAAAGTTTGCTTTGGAAACCAGAAATACAAGAGATGAAAATATCTCAGTATGGAGGTGCTAACTTGAGGTATAATTATACTCTTAAAGCAGATTATATTGAACAGTTTAAGCAATTACACGAAGAGATAATCCCTTGGAACACAATTAGATACATATTTTAAATTAAAAGATTATGATTTTAAAGAAACTAGGAACAGAGTATAAACTCTATGAAGAAGATGCCAGTTGTATAGCTACAACTCAAGAGTCACCACATAAAAGATTATCTAAGGAGAATTGTGATGAGATATTTGGAGTGATTGATGTTGAGAAGTTGGCTAAAGAATATGCTAAAAAAGCAGATGATATAAGTGCAAAATACAGTGGAAAAGTATTTGGAGATAATAATTCTACACCTTTTAAAGATGGCTTCCACAAAGCAATGGAACTTAATAAAGATAAGTTGTTTACTGTTGAAGATATAAAAAGATTTGTAAGATGGGGAATACATCAGGCATATCTTGAAGATATCTATGATACAACTCATCTTGAAAAAGCAACAGTTGAAATATGTAATCAACTTATAGAAGTCATCCAACAACTAACAGAAATAGAGGTTGAGATTGAGATGTGGTTTCATGGAACTAGACATGAAAAAGGTAAATGGATTGAAAGATTAGATGAAAATGGTTGTTTAATACTTAAAAAGAAATAAGATGAAACAAGAAACATTAGAAGAAGCTGCTCAAAACTATAGTGTAACATTTATAGAAGATGATGGAACAGCAGAAGTAGATTTTATAGCTGGTGCTAAATGGCAAGCTGAAAGAATGTATAGTGAGGAAGAAGTTGAAAATATTTTATTTAGATATGCAGAAGAAGAACATGCTTGGTTTTCTTGTAAATCAGAAATAGATTCATTTAATGAATGGTTAAAACAATTTAAAAAGAAATAGTATGAGAAAATTTTTAGAAGCTATTAATGACTATCCAACAACAAGTGTTTTACTTGTGATAGCTTTAATAGCTATTATAGAAGTAATCAAAAGAAAATAGTATGACACCTGATATACCCTTACTATTTCAAAAAACAGTTCTGCAAGTAGAGTATAGAACTTTGTCAAGAGTAAGAGAAGAGTTTCCAAAGAAATCTAATCATAAAGCTGTTGTCTATGTTGAAAAGGAAATGACAAGAGTTATTAATGAGCTAGATTCTATTAACCATCAGTTAAATTTAAAATGAGTGACAATCAGATTATTAATGATAAGTATAATACCAAGTACCGTAGATATAGTACTAATACACTCTTAGAGTCTTTAAAGAAGTTTGATAAAGACTCTGAGATTTATTTAATTATCATGATGATTCTTGTAAAAAGAATTTCAACTAAAGATAGCTATTGTAATGCAGCTATTATTCAGTTACAAAAAGAAAGGCTGGAAAAGCTTAAAGATAATAGAGTACACTTTGGTTCAAAAGATGAAGCTTATTTTACAGAAGAAGAAATGCTAAAAGAATATGTAGCACCTACTTATGAAGAATTAAGTCCTGAAGAACAAAAGCTTTATGACTATGATGATGAAGTGTTTTACCCTGAAAATTATTTCCATGAATAAAGAAGATAGAAAATCAGATTATGTATGTGTAAATTGTGGAGTATCTTTTCTTACAGAAGAACAAAAAGATAAAGCAAGAATTTGTACATTTTTTATTGATAAGTGTGGGTTATGTGGTAAAGAAGATCCTGTCACACATATTAGAAATTATAACTATTTAAACAAAAAAGATGAGAAAGTTAATAAAGCTGATTAAGCAACTGACATGTAAGCATGTATACATAGATCTTAGAAAAATAGGATTTGAAAGATGCATAGACTGTGGTAAAGAAAGAAAAAATGGCAGAGTATGAAAGCAACATTTGAATTTGA